GCTATTTCCGGTTTCCCGAAAATACCTAGCTGGCTCTGCGTGCGCATCATGTGCGGCTTATCGCAGAACCCCAGTCCTGCTGGATTGGTCGAAGGCAAGGACCCCAGTAAATCCATTACTGGTGGGGTGTCCAAAAACCCGAGTTGCGCCTGTCGTAGGATAGCGCATTCTCGAGCCACTGCCGTGAGTAGAGGTCTCAAGATCGTTAGGATTCGCTTCTCTCTTCCGAGAGGGGAGCTACCTGATCTTTCGTATGACCAACTCGACAAGTACCTTCTTTTTCTTTTGTCTGAGGGCGCCCAGCGCCCGTCCGTTCCTTTCCCTCGTGTCCAGCGAGGTTTCGATCATTACGGTTTTCCTATATTACTCCGCCTGGGAAGGAAAGACCGGTGGGCATTCGCGGCCTCACTCGCCTCTATGAAAAGGGGATTGTCAAATGAGTGTTGTCGGAGACACCGGCCTCCTTCGGGATTTAATAAATGGGTCGATAATGCGAGTCGCCCGTCTCCTGTTGTCTCTTCTCCTGAATATCTTCAGTTTGCCCGTCGCGAGACTAAGCGCATCTTCCAGTTCGGATGGGATCGCAGTTACGAAAGTTTCTGCTGGTCCTTTGTCCCCAAGGAGAGCGGTCGCGCCGACGGAGAGAAGGGTTCTTCTTTTTGGTCCAACTCCTCGGATCGTCTCTCGTTCTTTAGAGAGGTCTTTGGAGGTAAACCGATTAAGAGATCTGGGTTCCAGCTCAGATACTCGGAAGTCCCGTCTGTGGGAAAAGTTAGACCGTTAGGAATACCCTCAGCAGATTACGATCTTTTGGGCCCCCTACACAAGACACTCTACCAGTACCTGGCTTCTAAAGAGTGGTGTTTGCGGGGTCCACCTACTAAGGGTAGAATAGCGAAGGTGATGGGTGATAAAGAGTGGATGACATCGGTAGATCTCGTAAGTGCGACGGACAATCTTCGTCTCGACGTCGCAGAGACTATTCTCGGTGCCGCTCTTTCCAAGGCTCAGTTTGTCCCGGGGGCCATAAGGGCTATGGCGAGCGAATCTCTCACACCGCTGGCTTTCTCCAAAAGAGCCTACAACAGCGGTGGGTCCGGGAGGTTTATAAACCATGGTCAGATGATGGGGACGTACCTTTCTTTTCCCCTCCTCTGTTTGCAGTCTTACATCGCGGCCAGGTGGGCTACGAGGTTTGATCCGCAAGCGGGAATCTTGGTTAACGGAGACGACTGCGCCATCGGGTCGAGTCGCCCTATCGAAGATAGGGATTATCCGGATTGGGCTATGCTCAATAACAAGAAAACCGCCCGATCTAAAGGTTTTGTCGAGATCAATTCTACACAATTCCTAAGGATCGGTCAGAAGAAGTGGGTCAAGGTACAGGGATTAAGGC